GAGTTAATTCTACTCATGTAAAAGGTTCCAAACGTAAGAAATAATTTCAGAACTGGGGATTTGCATAATGGTAGTGCGGAAGACTTTGAATCTTCTTGTAGGGGTTCGATTCCCTTATCCCCTGCCAATTTTATCGGGATGTAATGTCAAAAGTAGACGGCCTGTTTTGGAGACAGGAGGTTGAGATTGCAAAATTCTCCATCCCGACCATTTTATAACTGGGGATTGATTGTAATAGTAGCAAATCAGACTTTGAATCTGAGAGAATCGGAGCGTAACCGGTATCCCCTGCCACTTTTTTTGACACAAGCGATCCTACGCTGAGATAATATCTTAGAGGAAGTTCGATGCTGCACAGCAGATGATTGGGAGAATGTAAGTTAACTTCATATTGCCCACAATGATTAAAAGATTGCGATTCCGTGGAAGCAAGGAGCAGTCCGGTTAACCTTAATTTGATAACACCACATATTAGCAGTAATCCTAAATAACCCGAGTGTAGTGCTGCACGTTTGAAAGGATAGGTTGGAGCAGTTGTTTTTAACGAACAACCAGACAATGGTAGAGGTTTGAGCTTGGCTAGGTCCGAAACAATAACCAACGGCTGTGTTCGGCTAATAATCTGTGGGTTAAATATGCCCATAAAACCGCCAAGATGTCTGAGATAAATGTAGGAATAGAACAGAACATCGGCTACGGCTGTGTCAAAGATCTTGTGGTGGTTTAGCCATGGCGTGAGGGACACGATACACCCCTGTATGTCTGACCCGGACGAATCTGTTCCAGATAGGATAGGGTTGAATTTAAATTTGATCGTTAGTGTATAGAATTATAGCACGATACCCATAGGAGGGTATAGGAGACTGAAGTTGACGAGATAGACATTTGGAACGCCCAGTGAAATCCTCGTATATTCGCAAGTCACGGTCATCCAATTTTAACAGTTGACACAACAACAATCTGTGGTAGACTTTAGATATGAAGAAACTATTGATATCGTTGATTTTGATTGGCAACATTTTGGTTGCAAGTGAAATTATCAAGGAAGAAAAGATCTTGCCAATTACGGTATATGTTGTCCGTAATGGTGACAGTGAACGATCAATTCATAAGGTTTTTTTGACCGAGAAGTCAGCAAAAAAGTATTGTGATATGTTTAAGGAAAATCACAATTACGAATATGAAGTTCTTGTGTTGACCGAATAATATTTATTAGAATGCGGGTATAGCTCAATGGTAGAGTGTCAGTCTTCCAAACTGATTATGCGGGTTCGATTCCCGCTACCCGCTCCAATTTTAGAATGGCTGGGGTTTCAGCAAACGACGAATCCTCATAAGGTTTGTTAAGTGGGGGCAGCACCCATACCAGCTACCATTTTTGTTCTTTAAAATTTAATGGGCGCGTTCAGGTTTCGATTTAAGGATGCGTTCATGCTAGGCACGTAGAGGATGATAGTTGGCCTCTTTAAACGTCTATCAAAACATAACTGCTGAAGAAAACGTGGTTAGCTATGACTTCTCTTATGGAGAAGTTGCAGCACTCGCAGCCTAATTAAAGGTTGCACACTTGACTAATGACTGTTCGATAGTTGGTTGGGTGTTATCATCGAACTATAATTGGAATGATTGATTTGCTCATCCAATCTACCATTCTGTAAATCTTAAGAAACGGATTTTTGATGATTTAGATTCTGTTTCCTATCAAATTCAAATCATACAAGCGTGTAGTCTGGTATGGATCACTTCTTAAAGACGCGAGTTCGATTCTCGCCGCGTCCACCATTTTAACTTATAACCCCGGGCTATGCTCGGGGTTTTTTTATGGTTCGAAGTCAATGTAACTATCAAATATTAGACAGTTTTTGTTGGTAGGATCTATATAACCTTCATCTGTTAGATACTTCACCATGTGTTCTCTACAATGTTCATCTTCATACAAATCACATTTTTCTGGATGTCTTAATACAACAAAACGGTCATCCCATATGGTTATTTTGTGATTGTTGATTTCGATGTCATGAAAATTAACAGAGTCCATAACTATAAGTATATTTATATTCAATGAAATCCTACAGTTTGCTATACGAAGCTAGCATATATGATTATTTGATTTGGGAGCCTCAAGGCGAACTCAAGCATATTGCTGACACACTTGATACATACAATAACTTTTCGTCAGACGATTTGTTCAGAGGCATGTCCAAGAAGGAGTTGGATCTATTACAAAAGCATGGCAGAGTAACTTCGAAGGGTAAAGGTAACACACGTAACATCTATGGTAGTTATCTAGCTAGCGATTTCAAATTGAGTGCTAGATTTGCTTTGGTAAACTATCGTGATAAGAAAGAGGGAGTCATAATCGTCGTAGATAAAAATAAGTTACCCGATTTAAAAAGTGTTGATCCAGGCAACTTTGTTACTAGTTATATACCGTTAGAAGCAGTAAAACAAATTATAGATTTATCAAAGTTATGAGCCAACTCAAATTAAACAAAGCAGACGCACAAAAGAAAGTATACGAACTAACCGAGAAGCTTCTCTTCGTAAAGAAGGACTTTAAGGATGTAGCAGCCGGATACAAGGAAAAGATCAAGGAAATTGAAAACGAAATCAAGGCTGTTGTAGAAGAATCCACTGCTACGACTCCGTAATATCATTTTTGTTTTTTAACACGTTTCTTTTTGGGTTTACGATTCTTATCAGTTGTCAATCGGATGCTATTTATAAACTCTTCCGTCTTGACATTTAATTTTTTCTTCATATAATTAAGTATCATGGCAAAGATCAAAGAAAAAGTCAAACGTAAGAAACGTATAAAGAAAGATATTGTTGTTGACCGTGAGATATCTAAGTTGACAAAAGGTTTGGAAGTTGTTAACAAGACATATAATGTTAACGGCAATCCATTCAAAATCTACAAGAATATTCCAACCGAATTGGCGGTAGATCATATGACTGAAAAGGGCCGTAAGATATTGTCGTCCATATATCCAGACAGTCATGAAATTTATTTGGTTCAGTATCATCGACCAGGTGAACCAACATATCCGCATGGCGGAGTAAAGATTTACAATAAAACATTGGGTGAACAAAGGTGTGTTTATCCAGATGCTGTGGTTAAACACAAAGACGTTGAGTATTACAATAAATCAATGGAAATCGATTGACACACATTCATCTAAGTGATATTGTAACGACCCTGTAGGGACTGATAATCCCCACAGTAACTAATTATATCAATGCTATAACATAATAACACATATAAGAATACATGCAAACTAAGATTAAGAAAAACGAAAATATTAATGAGTCAGTTGATCGTTTTGTTGTGTTGCGAAATGGCGCTCGTGTTTCTGATGAGGAATATACGAACCGTAGTGAGGCACAACCAGAATTTGATCACTGGAACAAAGTTATTACTCGTTGGCCAGATGGTAGTAAGTTGGAAATCGTTAACCTCTCAAAGAAAGGTAGGTAATTATGGGACTACGTGAACAAATTAAGACCGCAAATTCTGAATCAGAAGTTTCGACCTTGTTGTCAAAGGGCAGAAATTTTGAGTTTGCATCAGAACGAACCAAACAGTCTTGGAGATCCACGGCAAAGTTTAGACTTGCTCAATTGACTAGCGGAGATACAGCACAAACACCAGAGAAGTCTAGTGAGACGAAGAAGGTCAAAGGCAAGAAGAAAGCTGTCTAATAAATAGTAGATACAACTTGGTTAAATGATGAGGGCGCCAAAATTATGGCGCCCTTATTATTTTTGCGGTAGATATTTATTAACATGGCAAAGAGGTTTCAACCAAAAATGATACCATCGGAGTTTAAGTCGATGGAGGAGTTTGTTATAAAGCATAAATCGGAGTTGACAGAACAAGTTGTCACCGCCATAGAATTTGCATTAAAAAACAATTTATCAAATGTTGAGGTTTTCAATTTCAGTAAAACTGATTTTATAGTGGTTTTGAATATATCTACGTTCAAAGAGAACTTGGACAACATTTACAACTACTATATTAACACGGAACAATATGAATTCTGTGAACGTGTTTTGAACCTTCAAAAGATAATTAACCAAGAAAAACCTAATGAGCAAGAAAAAAGACACAAGTCCAAAAGTTCCCCAAAATCCAAAAATAAGGGACTCAATCCAAATTAAAAGTGTAGACTTAACTGAAAAACAAAAACAGCTCATAGAAGTATTACGAGACAAAAACACAAAACTAGTATTTGTAGCCGGTCCAGCCGGAACATCAAAAACATACACTGCAATTCTTGCCGGTTTACATCTTATTAATGATAAACGTGTAAGCGAACTGATTTATATCAGAACAGCTGTCGAAAGCAGTGACAGCAAGTTGGGATTTTTGCCTGGTGAAATGGACGACAAGATGAGTCCATATATACAACCACTCGTTGATAAGCTTGAAGAAATGTTGCCTAAACATGACATCGAAAAGCTTAAAAAGGAAGAACGTATCCATGGAGCACCAGTTAACTTTCTTCGTGGTCTAAACTGGAATGCTAAATGTATAGTTGCCGACGAAGCACAAAACATGACCAAGAAGGAACTAATCACTTTGGTCACAAGAGTAGGTGAATTCAGTAAGTTGTATGTTTGTGGTGACCCAGATCAAAGTGATATCAACGGTAAGAGTGGTTTGACTGCCATTATGAATGTGTTCGACGACGCAGAAAGTCGTGAGAATGGCATCCATATATTCAGGTTTGACGAAGATGATGTAGTGAGAAGTGGTCTTGTCAAATTTATATTAAAAAAACTCAAAAAGTTTACCTGATTGATAATTATATTTATAACATATGGCAGTATTAACAAATAAAGCGAGACCAATCCCAGCCCTACCAGAAACAACAGGTAGTAGGGCTGGTGATTTCCTGATAATTCAGGACGTAACTAGTGATGTGACCAAAAAGATAACGTTCAGTAATTTGGTCAACTCTATATTTTCGGCACCACCAAGCACAGTTGAATTTACTGGGTCTTTTTACGTTTCATCTTCACATACTTTAACTTCTTATGGTTTGACAAAATTGGGTGTGGGACCAAGTGGTTTACCTTCAATAAACACATACTATGACGGAGCTCTCGGCAATCAAGTCTATATAAGAACCAACATATTTGATGCAGTCAGTAATGAAGGTAGTATTACTGTGACCAACACACTTTTCTTGGAAGGTAGTTCGGTGTTGATTAATGGTAATACTGAGTTCAACAGTCCTATCACGGCATCATACGGAAGAATTACCAACTTAGTAGCTACAGTTACAGGCAACTTTTTTGGTGGGTTGTATGGAGATGTATATTCTGCAACTGGTAATAAAGTATTGGAGAATGGTGCCGGTCCAGCAAAAGATGCTCAATTTACTGGAACTTCTAGTTATGCATCAAGGGCAAAATCTGCATCATATGCACATGTTGCTACAAATGCATTTACATGTTCTACAAATGTTGTTTTTGCTGATACCGCTACGTCCGCTTCATATGCTCTTAGTGCTAGTCAAACACAAGTGGCGAAAACCGCATCATATTTAGAATACAGTATAAATAATGGTTCGGCATCATATGCGGTTTTTGCTGGAAGTGCATTAAACGTAATCAATACTCCTACAACAGCTGTCAGTGCAAGTTATGCTTTAAAATCAGCTGCTACAGATGAAGTTGACGGAGTTGGTCTTGGAAATGGTAGTGGCAGTTTCAATATTGCATTTTTCTCACAGTCTGTGGTTGCGTCAAATGTGGGAATGAAACGAATTACAAATGGCACAGGCCTTGGTAATTATCAATTGTTGGAGATATCTTCATCAAGATATTTGAACGGATTGAGAGTAGCATCCAGAGGATATAATGGACAAAATCAATCATTGATCTCGTTCTATAATTTAAATAATGCAAAGAATCTAATCAACTATCCAAACATTTCTGGATATACGATTGGATCGATCAATAGTGGAAGTTTGACATTTATTGCTCCACTTGGTAGTGCAGAATTTTCTTCTTCAACCAGAACAGCTGTAGGTAGTGCTACCGAAACTTACGGTCTTGTAAGTAGAAGATCTGGATATTATTTCTGGCCATATCTAGCATCAAACACTCCATCAAGAGAAGGATCTATTGGTATTGGTTTCCAACCACCTACATCAGCTGATACCAATCCTACGTTGCTTGGTAAGTTTAGTATCAGATGTTTTAGTTCAAGCAAAGCACACGTTGGTAAAGTCACGGGACAAGCTTTGACTGGAACTGTGAAGTTGCCTGAGTATGCAATTTATGTAGACTATGGTTCTAGTAGTTACGCTCCAATTTTCAGTGTGGGTGCTTCTGGTTCAAATGCTGGAGATACATACATTGCTGGTGATCTTACTGTTGACGGCAATATCAACGGAACGTTTGGTTATGGACCACAAACTCCAAATGCATTTGCAGTCAGATATCCAATTGGAGCTATAACTTATCAAGATTACATTTTCTATAATCAAGTTAACTTCACCAACAACGGATATTTGTTCAGACTAAATCAAAACACAAATGCTGTAACAAAAATATTGGACGGTGGCACTTTGGGTAGATCGTTTCAAGGCGGTCACATGGCACTACACAACTTTAACAATCAAGGTGTCACAGAAGATTGTATCGTATTCACAGACACAAACAATTACATTAACGTGATTGGTGGATTGACCACGGGATCACCAACACATCAACAATATTCATCTGGAACTAACTTTTTTAGATATAGATGTGTATTTGTGGATGCATCCGATAACTTACATCCTACGTTCTATTTGTTGCCAGATTCGTATCAAGCTGGATCTGTCAATAATGCCAATAATCTTACCATGTATAAGGTATATTGGAATGGATCGGCATACACTTATGCCGCGGTTGGAAGTGCGTTGAATTTGTTAAACAATAACAACATAATTAACTATTCGACACTTCAAGGTATTAATGGTTTGACAAACTACAACACCATAACCAACATATATAATCCAATTAAACGTAGATTATACTGCATAAATAATAATAGTGGTATGTGTGATGTATACAACTTGAATTTGTATAGCAGTAACGACATTGGTGCATGGTGGGCAACAGCTGAAACTGGTAGATCAGCTCAATTAACCTACGAAAAGACAATTACAATCCCACAACAAGGTTCTAATTACTGGACTGATTCTAATTGGGAAACATACAGTTTGGAATATGATACTACAACTGGTCAAGAATTGTTCTGGTCGTGGAATCGTGTTAATAACTCTTCGTTGACGGGTATTGTTGGTAAATCGCCATACTACGGTAGCTAAATTTAAAGTATAAAAGAAACAATACGATATTTATTAACATATGTCAAGTCCATGTAACAGTTTAAACGTCCAGACAATCAAGATAAGCTCTTTAGCATCTCCATCCAGAGCAATTCAATCAAATGATTATCTGTTGTTGATTCAGAATGATTCACCAAACTACTATTCTCGAAAAACAACAATTGGTGATTTGGTGTCATATATAAGTGACCTCGACGGTAGTTACACCGGTAGTTTTACCGGTAGTTTTATAGGAAGACACACTGGTAGTTTTACTGGTAGTTTTGTAGGCGACCACACTGGAGATCTTGTTGGAACATCAAGTTGGGCTACAAATGCCGTAACTACCGAGACTGCTTCATATGTTGAGGGTTACGCATCTGGTTCAGGCACTACAGATTACTACGCATATTGGAAAAATTCAGCTGAAGTAGCCGGTTCTGATTGGTTACGTCGTAATACCACGGGAACCGTCGCTGGGTTTGGATTGTCAGGAGCATACCCAGCCGCAACTGGTAGAGTTACGTTGTATAGACCATTGGCAGTAAATAACTACATTGGTCAACAGTTTATTCAGTTCTCAGCATCTGCTGCTGGAATTAATTACATGTATGATATTGGGTTGCAACCTGGTTCTAGCTACATAAGAACCGGTGCAAATTTTGCAATATATTATTCTGGTTCGTATGATGGAAACACCAGTTTTGTGTCTCCAAGTGAAAAAGACGGATACTGGAATCCAAATACCGCCGCTAAGAAGGGTATATATGGATGGACAACATTTGGTGTTCGCGGTCGCCTTGTAGGTATTGGACACTTCCCACAAACCAACAATGTTCAGGCTCAATTACACGTTCATTTGAGTAGTTCATTTGGTTGGCCTCAATACTATGCTGATAATCTAAGTCAAACTAACACTTACATTCCTCATCGTAACGTATTCTTGGTCACATCTGGTAGCTCTTACACAAAGTTAATGAGAGTTAGCGGCAGTGGTCAACTTGATGTTCGTGGTGACATCGTGGCATATTCAACATTTGCTTCATCAGATGCACGATTGAAGGATGATATTGAACCAATCGAAGACGCAATTGGAAAATTGTCATCTTTGAATCCAGTTTCATTTGTTTGGAACAACACTGAACAATCAGATTTTGGTTTGATTGCTCAAGAAGTTGAAGATGTGTTCCCAGAGTTTGTCAAAGAAGACATGAACGGATTTAAAGCAGTTAAATACAATTCGTTTGTATCATTGTTGATCAAAACTGTCCAAGAACAACAATCATTGATAGAAGATCTACAAGAGCGTGTATCTGCCTTGGAAGACAAATAATTTATGTCTGCTATAACAAGACTAAATAGATCAGGTCCAATTGCATTTTCCCAACTCACAACGGGAACACCATATGGTTCTATTAACAATTTGATAGACAATGTTGTTGGAACACCTCCGACTCAAAATATTTCTTTGTCTTCGTCGTTGGGGTTGTTGATGAGAAACACGGGTGATCCAGTAACAGACACTCAAAATGCTTTGGGAATTGGTATAGGATTGGTGACCCTCAATGATTTGGCTGATGCCAGAATGAGTGAGTTTTATGGAGGCAATTTTTTAAGTGCATCTATACAAGAATATGGAGTTAATCAAGGAGTTTGGTATACAAATTTTTATCCAGACAGTGTGGTGCCAAACGCAAATTTCTTAACTAGAGAAACGTCTAGTAGAGTATACAGATATGCTGTTTATTCAAAACCAACAGCTTCTCCAGGGTCAGATTTTAGACTACAATATTCATATGTAAGACCAAATGATTCGGATGAATATATTACAAATCTCACCAGTAACAACATCTATAAAATTGTATTGAAAGATGTGGTTTCTAACGCATTTACATCTAGTATATTCACTGGAACTTGTGCATCAACATCTACAACAAGTCCAACAACATTGTTTCAATCCAACAATACAACAAACTTTCAAACAGCAATTGATTCGACCAAAGCATCAATCAATGCTAGTAGTGCTATATCAAGTCTTCAACGTCAAGATTTGAATTTTGTATGTAATTTTTTATCAACATTGATCAACACTCCTGAGACATATACACTCAGTGGATTTTCAAGAATAATATCTACATCGTGGCCATCTGGTGGCACCAGAACTTTTACAGTAGAAGGATTTATAGCAAATGTTGTAAATGGAGGAAGATATTTTGCCGGATATGTTTCTGCTTCTGGAGGAACGGCAACACTACCATATTCATATGCTATTTCTGATGCTACGACAACCACTGGAAATGCTAGTCTTGCGGTTTCTACTATTTCAGATCCAAGTGCGTCTTCTTGTGGATCAGCTCCATCAATTACTATTTCAAATACATCAGTTACTCAAAGATGTGGCACACCAGCACAAGTGACAAACAATCCGACTACCCCATCACAAGTGAGGTTCAGTGGTAGTGCGATTTTCACAAATCCTTCTACAAATGCTTATAACGCTACATACACACTAAATGCTGATTGGATAAATTTGGCAAACAATCAATCTTTGTATGCCGCACCAGCTGGTATTGCACAATTGTTGCCAACATTCAGTCCATCTACGTTTACTTTAGCACCTGGTGCGACACAAATTGTTCAATATGGATTTGGTTTACCATATTACAATCAATCATATCAAAGTTCAAGTTTTTCAGCAAAGGCATCATTTACCGCATCATTTGCAACTACTCCAAGTGCTACACTCAAACGAGGCGAAATTACAGCTACTTTGGACAAATCAGTATGTTATGTAGCTGCTCCTCCTCCAAGTGGTGGCGGTGGTGGATGTCCAGCTGCTTGGCAATTGATGGAAACTCTTGAACGTGGATTTATACCTGCTAGAGAAATCCAAGTTGGTATGCATCTACGTGACATACAAGATGGTTTGTGGAACAAGGTCACAGTAGCTTACATCGCCAAGGCACCAATCTACAGAACCACGATCAATGGTAATGATTTTGATGTAGACGACAGTCATCAATGGTATGTTGGTAACGATGTATGGAAGGTTGTGACTGAAGTTAAGAAGGGTGACAAACTTGAAGGCACCGAGGGTGAAGTATTAACTGTAGATGACAATATCTTGTTGTTTGGAGAAGAAGAATACATGCACTTGAATTGTGAAAACCAGAGATTTGTCATGGGAACTAATGTCATAGGTCACAATTTCCCACTCAAGGTTCCTATCGTAAAAAATTGATTTTTCGTATCTTGACAAATATATATTCTTGATGGTAAATTACCGTCACGGCAACGCTCGAGTGAGGTTGCTATGATAATAAGTTCAATAGAATTATTATAACAAAGAAAGGAAATATATGAGTATTGTTAGATATAAAGTGCCTGCATTGCGTCCTACTTCTAAGGACGATTTCGTAACCCCATTCGACAAGTTGTTCGATGAGGTTTTTGCAAATACCTTCCCAGAACTTACAAAGGATTTTGGTGTGGGTTTCTTCGAAAAGCAAAGTTATCCCCGTGTAGACGTAATTGATTATTCAGACCGAATTGAGGTTGTAGCTGAGATTCCTGGTCTTGATCGTGACGAGGTTGGTGTTGAAATTGAGGAGAATCTGTTGATTATCAGTGGTCAGAAGACTAAGACTATTGATGACAGTGACACCAAACGCACCTACATTCGTAAAGAATTGAAGCACAGTAGTTTCAAGCGTGCTTTTGTGTTGAGTGATGTGTTTGATAAAGACACACCGTCTGCTAAGTTTGAAAATGGATTGTTGACGGTCACTGTAAAGAAGGTTAAACCTACACCTCCTACCAGTAAAAAGGTCAAAATCACATAATTATACAGTAAATTGGTTATGTTCCGCCCTCCATTTAAAGTGGAGGGTTTTTTATTTGTATTGATATTTATATATATGATAAAATTTAAACATCTAGTAATGTTCACATCCATGTTGATCGCAGGTTGTGCTGCGTTCTTCAGTGTGTATGGTATCGGACTATTATTTTCTGGTGCAGTTGTTGCTGCTATGATCATGGCTAGTTCATTGGAGTTAGGTAAGCTTGTAACTACATCATGGTTATTTAGATATTGGAATATTGCCAACAAGTTGATGAAGGTTTATATGGTTATTGCCGTTGTGGTATTGATGTGTATTACTTCGTTGGGTATCTTTGGATATTTGACCGCTGCTTATCAAAAGTCTTCGTTGGAGACCGAATTGGCAAACACAAAAATTACAACTTTGGAAGCTCAAAAATTAGAGGAGACCAAAAAGTTAGACAACGTAAGATCAACCATTGACAAATTGTTGGCACTAAGAAGTAGTCAAGAGTCAAGATTGGGTGAAAGTATGACCAATGCTCTTATTGCTAGAAACCCAGTTCAACTACAAATGCTTCAAAACCAAATCAACGAACAAATTGAGGGGTTAAATAAGCAGATTGAAAATGAGAATGAAAAGTTGAAGACTGCTGCCGCAAAATCTACTAAGATTGATGATGAAATTTTTAAGTTGAAGATTGACAATAGTCAGAAGAAGGATATTACTACATTCAAGTTTGTTGCGAAGGAGTTTAATTCTGATATTAACACCGTTGTGAAGTGGTTTATCATAGTATTGATTACTGTATTCGATCCTCTTGCTGTGGTTTTATTGTTGGCATACAACATGTCTGAGAATTATCGTGAAGTAGAGTCTGACAAGGAATACGAACTTTACAAGAAGAAAGATAAGGAAGAAAAGAAAAAATCAGTGTATGACCAACCAGAACCAGTTCAAGAACCGGTTCAAGAAGTCAAGCCAACAGTGATTGAAAAAATTGTTGAGGTTGAAAAGCCTGTTGAAACAATTGTTGAGAAAATTGTTGAGGTTGAAAAACCAGTGGAAGTTATTAAAGAGGTTGAAAAACAAGTTGAGGTGGAAAAAATTGTTGAAAAACCAACGGAAGTAATTAGAGAAGTCGAAAAGCCAGTTGAAAAAGTGGTAGAGAAAGTTAAGAGAATAAATACTGGCGGATTGAGAAGAATGTTTAGCTTCTAAAATAAAAATTCGTTTTTCATACGTCTAACTATATATTACTGTTAACTATGAATAACGAAGAGCTTTTAGAACTGCGTCGAATTCTTCTTGATGCAAACGAAAATAATGATTGGTCTGTTGTAGAAGAAGCAATTGACTTTATTAATGAGTTTGTAGATTTCGATGATGATACCGACGAACTATGATCACAACTATATTAGTTACACTCCTTATATTGTCCATCGGCGTTGCCGTCTTTTTTTACATTTCTCTCAAAAAGGCATTGGAACGAATTGATGTATTAGAATCTGAGTTGGATACCATTGAAAAGCTGAATACAGAACTTGGCCAATGGGTCGTTGATTTTAGAAAACTTGTATCTAATGTATACAAAAAGTTGAAAAGTGTTGATGAACGTGGTATCTTTGAAAAAGACGACGATGTTGGCTTTCTTTTCCAAGAAATGGTAACTATTGTCGAAGAATGTAATAAAAGGATAACAGATAATGACGACAATCTCAGTAATGAAGAACAAAACAAAAAGTAAAACCTTATCTTCTAAGAAGAAAAGCAATTCTGTTCTTTCCAAAAAAACGAAGAAACAGAAACTCAAGGTTATTTATGATGTAAAAATCAAGAAGCCAAAGTCTGTTGCCAAGAAAAAAACCAAAATCAAATCGGATGATAAACCAATTGAAAAGTTAATAGAGACACGTTTAAACATTGAGGTCAGACGAGATGTTGGTGTTGATGTTGTATCAAAAGACACATCAGATGTGGATGTAGACGATGATACTGTCACACTTGATGATGAACCAAAGAAGGTCAGACGCCGTGGTAGAAACAAGAAAGAGAAGATCTATTTTAGCAAGGCTACAGAAGAAGCCATTATTGAGTATAACGCAGAGGAAAACTTTGATATTAGAAATACCATCTATAATGAACGTATCAAGTTTAGTTTTGAAAAGTTGGTAGAAAACATTTATAATACATTCAAGTTTACTTATTTTGACAATGGTCCACTTGAGGTTCAAAAAGAAACGGTCGCACATCTTGTAGCCAACATACATAAGTTCCAAGCTGGTAAAGGAAAAGCATTCAGTTATTTCAGTATTGTTGCTAAGAACTATTTGATTTTCCACAACAATAACAACTACAAGCGTTTTAACCAACACGTTGATATCAGTGAAACTCCGTCAGAAGATACTGTGTGTCTACAAACAGAGGATGCTCATCATAAAGATGTTCAGACTCAAGAGTTGATGCACTTGTTGATTGATTACTGGGAAAAGAACATTACCAAGATCTTTAGTAAATCTAAGGATCTAAACATTGCTTATGCGGTGATTGAATTGTTCCGTAACTGTGATCGAATTGAAAGTTTCAACAAGAAGACATTGTATTTGTATATTCGTGAAATTAGCAATTGTAAGACTCAACAAATTACCAAGGTATTGAATAAGATGAAGAGTTATCAAACTGCGGTCATGAAGAATTATATGAATCGTGGAACAGTCTGATTCGATAGAATAAATAGTATAAAAACAAAACCAATCGACAAAACGATTGGTTTTTTCTATTTATTGAGTATGGATACTAACTTTGAGATATACAAGGGAAAGAACTTCTCTGGTCTATGTAAGGACATAGTGAAAAACTCAGAAAGTAAGAAGGATCAAATTGACATTCTTATTTCTGAACTACGTTCTTTGATTAAGACTGTAAATGATGCGGTTATTATCGTTCCTCTAATCAAAGACTATTATGACGTTGGAGTCAAGAACGATGAACAATTGGTTAAATTGGCTTCTATCGTTCAGAAGTTGGTTGCTAAAGGTGAAGCTAGTGGTGAAGGAAATTCAATGATACTATCCGACGATGAAAGAAGACAGTTGATGGAGGATGTGGTGTCAATTGCCAAGGTCACAAAACAAGATTAATTATGGCAGACTCATCAACAGATATTTCCAGATACGTGACCAATCAGAATCCGTCTGGTAGAAACACAGACCCTTCAAATAGAATTGGCGACAATCCAAATTTTCAATTGGCTGTGGTGGTCGATGTTATTCTTAACGACCAACATCCATTCTTTAGTAAGAGTCCAGACGATCCAAGTTCAAGACCAGCAATCACGATAAATCCACAACAGATACCTGTAAACTATAAGAATGATGTTCCAAACAGTAATGATGTGGACTATAGTTTTATTGGTCGTGCTAAGGTAAGAATTTTAGAATTGGAAAAGAAAACACCAATTGAAAAATTACCATGGGCTATACCATTGGATAATACCATAACACAGTTTCCGTTATTGAACGAACAAGTTATGGTCATAAAAGTTGGTGGTAATTTCTACTACACAAAGCCTTTTAATCGTTTCAATTTTGTAGGAACAAATGTAGACTTTGTTACTGAGTCTGGTTTGAGTAATGATAATACCAGTGCTACTCCAGCAAATGCTGATACTCTCAGAAAGAGTTATATTTCACACCCATTCTTCAAAGCAATAACAAAGGTGGGATATTTGGGTGACTATTTTATATTGAACCCATTTATTCGTAGTGTAAGAAAGTTTGAGGGTGATACTGTTGTTGAAAGTAGATTCGGACAATCAATAAGATTCACAGCCTATGACGACATTAGAAGCAATGATAAGTCAAAATATCCATCGTATGCAATTAATTCTAATCTATTCAGAGAATCTGTTGCCGGTGGTTACGGTAATCCTCGCATAATTCTAAGAAACCGTCAGAGAAATATTGCGTTGGATAAACCACAACAACTACATCCAAAGTTGCCTCCAATTCCACCCATAACAGAACGTGAGAAAAACTATGGTGGACAAATTGAAGAGGATATCAACAACGATGGAACTACAATTGAGATAAACAGTGGATCGCCAATAAGTGATTGGAAAACTACTGTTTATAAAAGCATGTTTGGAGTTACCAGAAACGATAGAAAACCAACTGAAGAACAAGTTAAGTTTAATCCGCCAGGCTCTTCAAACTTTGAGTTTCCAACATTAAATGGCGATCAACTAATATTGAACACTGACAGAATTGTTCTTAGTAGTCGATTTGCTGAAACACTACATTTTAGTAAAAAGCGTTATGGCATTGCTACAGATTCGGATTATACCGTTGATGCAAATGATCAAATTGTTTTGACCACAAACAGAGTAGCTTGTGTAAACGCTCCACAGATCTTTTTAGGACAATATGGAGAAACAAACGAACCTGCACTACTCGGACAAACTACTGTTGATTGGCTTTATGATCTTTGTAATTGGTTACTTGATCACGTTCATTGGTATCATCACGTTCATCCTCATCCTCACGGTCATGATGACGCTGGTCAGATTACTCAAGAAAATACCAACGATGCTAATCCCGACCAAACACAAATCCCCGTTCAACAGATAACACTAAAATTGTTGCGTGATAATCTACACAAGACTTTAAGTCGTCGTGTTTATTTGACTGGTGGTGGATATGCACCTGGATCAAACGGTGTGAAACCAGTGGGAAGCGGTGCAGAATGTGCTCCTCCAGTAGTAATCAATACTGTGACTGGTGAGGGTGCTATAGGAGACTTTAAGGGTAGAAATCGTAGAGAAGGTCCAGTTCAGATTGAGTTTGAATTCACAAATTAAGATATTATGGAAGAGAAACTAGTAGACATTTTAGGATTCTTACAACCCGACTCTGGTAACAACTGGAGTGCTGGTATTTTCTTGGATGGTAATGCAAGAATCATGTATGCTTTTGAAGACACCACCGCACCTCTTCAATCTTTTTCATACTTCGACGCATCCACTGGAACAGCAAACATTCAAAACACGGGTCCAAAAACATATGCTGAATTATACAAGTATTTGAATGACCGTAAACTTTTGCCAGATGTTCCAAATAAAGACAATCTACCTCCAGTAATCGTTGGTTATGCTGGACCAAATTCAAATAAACAAAACATCATCGTTAACATAAACCAACGTCCAGTCTTTAGAAAAGTATACTATTCAAAGTGGCCATGTTTGAAAGACTTACAGACATCAAAACTATTGGAGTATGTATTTGATGTTTCTGAAAATGTTCGTAGATATGAAACTAGTTTGTTGCAAGGAAAGATTGATGCCGCAAAGTCTAGTGAAAAACAATATATTGAAGATTTGAATTCTCTCAATCAAGAGGTTCAAGACAATACTAAAGATGGAACGTGGTCAAAAAATAAAATACCAGCATGTTTCCTTCCAGATCCAGATCCAGCCTTGGTTGGTCCTCCATCTCAAACCATCTACGGAACAATAAATAAAGCACCTAGTGTTGATAATCCCAACATAAAGTTGCCGTCATCCACACCAAAACAATTGGACCCATCAAAAGCTTTGACCGAGGTGGATAAAAAAGAGGATGACATAGACAAAATGTTGGACAAGAACAGTGCCGACCTTGACAAAATGATGTCGGATTCTGCCAATGAAACTCCAACATCTTCAATATCAGATCCTAATGCTGTAACTACCAGCACTGTTACTTCTACCAACACAGTTACATCCAAGGAAACTGTGACTGGTGGTGGTGTGACTGTAAGAACAAGTTTCGCATCAGACGATCCTAGATCAAGGATGACATCGGCTGAGTTGGATGCTCTTCCAAATGGTGCCGGACAAAGTGAGTTTAAGATACCAGGCAAAGATTCTGTAACTACCACCACAGATTCAATATCATCTACAGTTAGTCAAGTCAAGACTCCAACTGGAACTGATGTCGTATCTAAGTTGGAAGTTGATAGTAAGATAAAAGTCGAGACTCCAAAAGTTCCAACTGTAGAAAAACCAAAGTTTGTCAAAGATGGTCTCGGAGAGAATTGGAGTCCAGATAAATACAGACCTGAAACTATCGCTGGTAACACTAAGTTTGTTGATCCAGCTACGGGTAATATTGGTTCAACTGAGAAGATTGCTGCTGTAGATAAACTAAAGAGTGCAATACCAGATGTTCCTAAACCAAACCTACCAGATTTACCAGCTAATCCAGTTCCTACAAACATAACCAATGCTGATGCGGCACTTACCAACTTATCAAATGGTAATGTTGGATCTTTGAGTCCAAACAACGCCATAACTCCTCCAAACACACTGGTTAAAGCGGCAACTGGAGGATTGGTTGGTGGTGGTCTTGGTGCTGGAGTTGGTGCATTGGCTGGTGGAGGTCAAGGTGCGTTGATTGGAGGACTATCTGGGGCTGCTTTAGGTGGTGGTATAGCTTTGGGTGGTGTGGGTGGCGGAACACTCGCAGGAGCTGGTTTAGGAGGCGGAATAGGTGCTTTGGCTGGAGGTGGTAAGGGTGCTTTGATTGGAGCTGCTGCAGGTGGAGCACTTGGTGCTGCGGCTGCTAAACTAGCTTTAGTCAAAAAAGGTATGCCTAAGCCAAAAATACCAAAACCACCGTCTGCACCACGTATCAAAAAGGTCAAAATAAAGGCTCCTTCCAATACAAAGGGAGCAGAAGACCTATTAAATTTACAAAAATCTAAACTTGGACAATAATTATATAATATGAAACTAGATACTCTTAAAGAATACATTCGTCAAGAAGTAAGAAATGCTGTCAGAGAAGAAGTAAAAAACTGCTTGTTGGAAGCATTTTCTAAAGAATCAATTTCAAGATCAGATTCGTCACCGTCATTTTCATCTTTGGTGAGTGAATCGGTTACAGAACAACATGTGGATCAACCACAAAACAAAAAGAAGTTTGTCAAATACACTAGCAATCCAGTATTGAATCAAATATTGAATGAAACAACTGGTGGTGTGCCTCAAGAAGGTGGGTTGGCAAGTATCATGGGTAGTGGCGAACCAAGTGTTGTTGACAAGTTGACTGAATCTGTGACTGAACATGCTCCAGAACCAGTAAAAGCGGTTGCTCAAGCAGTTACCAGAGATTATAGATCACTACTGAAAGCTGTTGATAAAAAGCGTGGAGAAAAGAAATAACAACATATGGCTAAACAGATACTTGGGCTTAAGTTACCGTTGAGATTGGGTCAAGATGGATATTTTGAAACCAATACTGCTACTATTGATCAAGTATCTTCAAACATAAGAAACTTGTTGTTGACCAAACCAGGCGAAAGACGATTCAACAATGAGTTTGGATCTGGATTGTATTACCTATTATTTCAACAAAATGAATTGGAAGTCAATCCAGGCATTATTGTCGATGTAGTCCAACGTGATATCAACAAATTTTTGAATGGTGTGATCGTTAATGATGTGAAGGTAAAAATAGCATCCACTCAAAACGAAAATACTGATGCAAATACGATATTTATAAGTGTGGTGTTCACTTATAACAAGATTACCTCTACTACTGAGGTGGAACTTACTAATAACAGAATCTAATGGCACAAATAATTAACAAGACTTTTAGAGCAAATACTAAAGACGTAAATTACGTTAATAGAGATTTTGCATCTTTGAAGCAACAATTGATCGATTTCACTAAACAATACTACCCACAAAGTTATAGAGATTTTAGTGAGAGTTCGCCTGGTCAAATTTTCATTGAACAAGCCGCATATGTTGGTGACATATTGTCATATTATACCGATCAACAGTTCAAGGAAAGTTTTATTCAGTTTGCCACGGATAGAAGAAATTTGATCAACCAAGCTAGATATTTGGGATACAAACCAAAGGTCACATCAGCAGCTGCAACTGATCTTGAACTGTTTCAACTAGTTCCAGCCAAAAGAGTGGGCGAGATAGACGGTGAATATGTTCCAGATGACACCTATTGTTTGATATTGAAACCATTCACAGAATTGTCCAGTGTTTCTGGAGTTCCATTCTTGATTGAAGAAAGTGTAGACTTTAGTCAAGACACGGTATTTTCACCAAGAGAAGTGTCTGTGTATAACCGTGATGAAACTGGAGCACCACTATTTTACTTGATCAAAAAGACTGCAAAAGCATATGCAGGTAAACTTGTAGTCAAACAAGTAAGTATAGGAACCGCAACACCATTTTTAGAAATTAAATTGGACGCTACTGATGTATTGAAAGTAGCAAGTATAGTTGATAGTAACAATAACAATTACTATGAAGTTCAATATCTAGCACAAGAAACAATACCAATTTCTGTTGACAACGTTCCATTAACAAATCAAACCTTGTCGAAGTATAGAGGTGAAACGCCTAAGTTGTTGAAGTATTTGAGAACCGAGAATCGTTTTATCACCACGATTGATGAAAACAATTCAACATACATTCAGTTTGGTGCAAACACTGAAAACTTCGATAACACTGTGATCATACCAAATCCTTCAAACGTGGGTGTGGGTTTGTCTAATTTAGATAATCTTAACATCAGTTTGGACGGAACAAACGTGTTGAAGAGCAATTCATATGGTGTATCTCCATCGAACACAATATTGACCATCACTTATATTGTTGGTGGCGGCGTAAATTCTAACGTCAACTCTGGAGAAATCAATACAATTAGTGCGGTCGGATTGATGAACGATATTACTGGATTAACAGATAGTCAAGTTACATTGTTCAATAATATCAAGAACTCTTTGAGAGTAAACAACCCACTTGCAGCAACTGGTGGAGATGGTCCAGAAACCGACGAAGAAATACGTCAAAATGCGATTGCAAATTTTTCATCTCAAAATCGTATCGTAACTGAGGAGGACATACTTCTTCGTGTATACGCAATGAGTCCACAATTTGGTAGTATAGCTAAAGCGTTCGTTCAATCAAATGCTACTAGACAAATTGCATATACTGGATTGATCAGTGGTGTTATCACAGGTTCAGCTGCTCAAAATGAGTTGTTGAATTTGAACCCATTGAATCCACTTGATCGTAGAAAGTTTTTGGAGTCAAACAATCCATTCACAAACAACTTGTATATTCTAGGATACAACAGTGATAAGAAACTCACTCCATGTAACGAAGCAACACTTTTGAATTTGAAGAACTACTTGAGTCAATACAAGATTTTGACTGATAGATTCAATGTGATTGACGGATACATTATCAATATCGGCGTTGAATTCAAGATCACAGTCTTTGCTGGTTTCAACAAACGTGATGTGTTGAATGAATGTATTGCATCTGTTCAAGCATTTTTCAATATTGACAACTGGGGGTTCAATCAACCAATCAATTTAAGTCAATTAACCTTTGAAATAATGAAAAATGAAGGTGTTCAATCTGTGACCGAAGTTACAATCAAAAATTTGACTTATGATACTGATGGAGTTCAATATTCGCCTATAGCTTATAATATTGATATTGCTACACAGAACAATATCGTATATCCATCAAAAGACCCTTCAATATTTGAAGTCAAGTTCCCAGATACCGACATTAAAGGATTAGTGGTATAATATGCACACATTTATTTATCCATCTCAAGACACCTACATCAATAACGCCAAAGTTTACAAAAACAAAAATTTTGGAATAGACGAAATTTTGGAGGTGTATGCTAGCAACGATGGTAACAAGTTGGTATACACCGATCCAATTTGGAGAACTCCTCCACAAAACAGTTCGTCATATGGTAACGAAGGTTGGTTGGCTTACACAACATCTAGTTTCTATGTTTACTCTGGAAGTCTTTGGAGAGAATACCCACTCGCAACATCTGTGGTCGAATCTGCGATTGCAATTGCTTCATTCACTGGCATATTCTCAAATATAAACGTAAGTCCTTTTGTCTCACTATATGTGTCTGGTTCGTCAGATTTTGCTTCTGGGTCATTTAGTGGTAGCTATAACTTCTTGAGTAATGTAACCGTGAATGGTCAAATTTCAACGGGAAGCTTCAGTGGAATTGTTTACAGCGGATCATCGTTCACAAACCTAGATGTCAATGGTGTAACCTACATAACTTCACCACTAACACAGTCATTAATTGGTAGTGGTAGTGTTGGTGGATTCTCAGGAAAACTATTTGGAACATCTTGCACTGGACCTGGACCACTTTGCATTCAAAATGGAACATTCGATGGTAGTGTAACTGGTTCTCAATTTGTTGGAGTTATATCTACTGAAACGTCTAGCACCAGTTACTATTTGGATGTTGAAAATTTCCAAGGGTATTTCCGTGGTTATTACAGTGGTTCTATAACTCCTCCAACATCTGTATACTATTTGTTGAGACCTGAGTTTTCAAGAACTGTGGTTCAGTTTGATATTACCAACATCAGTGCTTCTATAGCAAACAATGAATTGTCTAGTTCAAACATAAAGTTCACTTTGAATTTGACTGCTTGTGGACAAAGAAATCTACCACTCAACTACACAATTTATGCTTACCCAGTAAGTCAAAGTTGGGACAATGGTAATGGTAGATGGGCAGATGGTGGAACCACAATGGGTGCAAGTTGGAATTTTAGAGATTACTCTGGAAGCAATGCTTGGTATGTGCCATTTACTGGTTCTTACCAACAAATCGATTACTTGTTGACATCTTCTTATAAGACAGCCAGCTTTGAAAATGGTGGAGGAACTTGGTATTATGATGTTCCGTCTACATATAGTGATGTAAACTTCTGGTTCTGTTCATCGTCTGCATTCCCATCATTGAGTGGTTCAAGTTTGATTTGCAGTCAATCATATACTCTCGGTCAACAAGGCGACATAACCATGGATGTTACCAACATAGTTCGTTCTTGGATTTGTGGATGTATTCCAAACAACGGAATCATACTGTTGTCTTCGTTGGAGTTGACTGTTCCACCGGTTGGTAAGACCAATGGATTGTTACAGTTCTTCAGTAAAGAAACCAATACAATCTATAGTCCATATATTGATGTTGCTTGGGATGATACTACATTCAATACGGGTAGTTTAGCACCTGTGACTGGTTCTATTGAGAACTTGATTACTCTACAACAGTTAAAAGACACGTATAAGGCTGGTAGTTTACCAAAAGTATTTGTGTTCGCAAGAGATCAATACCCTCTCAAGAACTTCCAAAAAGCATATCAACAACCTGTGATGGTAACACCTAAATACCTACCTACTTCATCATATTATCAAATAACTGATGCTGAATCCGGTCAGGTTTTTATAGACTTTGATGAATATTCTAAACTCAGCTGTGACCCTAACCAAGGAAATTATTTTAAGTTTGATACCACTGGATTGCCACAAGAAAGATATTTCAAGATATTTATAAAGGCGGAGTATCCAGATGGAACGGTGGACATTGTGGACACCGACAAGGTATTCCAAATTGTAAGATAATATGGCTGATATAGTAGTAGAATATACAGTAGGTCTTAAACAGTTACAGACTTTTAAGGATCTTGGTCAGTTTCCGAACAACATTGATTCATTCGGAAACTTTCAACTCATTTATAATGATAATAAGACCGACGAAGGTAAGTTTTACTATACAGATATCACATTAAAAACACTAGAATACAATCCAGACAAAGTTTTGGATACCAATTCGATTGGGTTTAATGAATTGCAAACTACTCAACAAGAGCAAGCACAAGATATCAATACTATTTTACAACAATATAATGAAGCCATTGCCGAAAACAGAATTCTCAATGAGACTGTGAACTCTTTGGTTGAAAAGTATGAACTCAACGACGATAAACAAGTCATAGCAGCAATGAAGACTGAAATTATCGATCTAAGAATCAAGTTGGGTCAAGGAAATGTTCCATCTGACTTTAGTGACGACTTTCCATTTTTACCATTAACATCATAATATGCCATATAGTTATCTAAATTTTGATGAGACGACGTTAAACACTGGAATAGCTAGTGGTTCATATTTTACCCCAGATCTACAAGAACTGTATGAACAAAAGTATCTGGACCGTGAACGTTTCTTTGGAACGTCAGACAGTGACATCATTGAATTCAGTCTTTACAACAGTTCTCAAGAAAGTATTGCTTTCAATAGAGTTGTTCCAACCGTGTCTTATTCGGTGGTCCAAGGTTCGTATCGTGATATCAACAACAAGTTGACATATTACAACTTTGCGCAACCTTTTACAAACTACGCAAAGTTCAATAATGACATCTTGATTGATACCCAAGACGTTCTTAGACAGACACAAGTTGCACCTGGTTTGTATTATGTTCTCTACAACTTTGTTAGAAACGTTGCTGGTAACAACCAAAACCGACTTGTAATCAAGGAAATTTCTCCAAGTAGAACTGAATTGCGTTTATCGTTTGCATTCAATACCACATTGACACCACAGAATGCACTGGATGCTGTAAAGGTGTCAGCATTTGCTGATAAGAAGTATTTGTTCCTACAGATATCTTCGTTCATCAACCAAATTGTTGACAACAATCCAATCTCAGAGACGTTTGTTCGCAATTCTGTCAACTACAATTACAATGCAATTGCTCAAAGTTTGGGTCTTCAAAATGCAGCTGAACTTCAAGAGTTTATCATTCAGACCTATGTTGGCTTTGATAAAGTAATTACACTTTCGGCTAACGATGAGTCGATTCAACAAGCTTCAAAGTTCATTGGTATTGATGACCAAATCAAGAACTTTACATACACATACAATTCAACCGAGTTTAGTGCTGACGAAATCTTGTTGGCATTCAAGACGATTGTAACCAAAGTTTCTCAAGATAGAATTCTACAAAAGACATCGATCAACCAAATACAATTGCAGGGTATATTGGACTTGTTTGTCAAGATTATCTACACCGACTGGTTGGAAACTCAAACAACTTTGCTTTTGACCGAGTATGCTAACAAGTATTTTGGTCTATACAAAAATGCATTGAATTTTGACAATGGTAATTTGGTTCAAATTTTGACTCACACAAATTACTTCAACCCAATTGATGGTCGTGTAAATGTTCAGGTCAAGTTGTCTGATCCGTTGCCTTTGGAATATGATATTAGAACCACATGTTGGATTTCTAATATTTCAATTGCTCCTATTTACTTCAAGGTAAATCTATTTGCGGAGGCTGTAAAACGCAACGTATCTCTAAACGGTGTTAATTTTACGGTTAACGTAGATACTGCTGACCCTATCAATCAAAAGTATTCTGACCACGATGTAAATACACTATTTGCAGCACAGTCAAGACTAAAACAAAGAATCAATGATTTGTTGATTGATTATGATAACTTTGCAAACTTCATAGTTTACTCATCAGCTGAACTTAGAACCAAGATTGCCAAGAACAAGATTTCTGATTACAACAAGTTAGAAACTCAGAAGGCTCAAGTTCATACAGCAGCTAGTTCTTCAGCATTGACTATACGTGCTACATATGAAACAGATATAGATCGTATTACTCAATCTCAAATTGACATACTAAACTCCCTTGATGAGTATGAGTCATATTTGTTCTTCAATACTTCTAGCATCGATGATAAGATTGAAGATGGTATTTCATATGACCAAAACAATGTAGACAGTTTACTAAATCAACTACCAGAATATATTCGTGAAGACAGTCAGTCTGTTGATTATTTGAAGTTCACTTCGATGGTGGGTCATTTCTTTGATAACATTTTGGTCTACATCAAAAAGTTTCCAAAGACATATCCTCTCGGAGTATCTGAACTCAGTGATTATCCAAAGAACTTCTTGGATGAGTTATTGAATTCGTTCAGCTGGAATACAAACAACTTCAAGTTTCAAAATAGTGGTATTTCTCAATACTTGTTCGACAACACTGAGATATCTAGTTCACTATCAAGTTCTTATTTTGACTACGGTAAGAAGATCTTAAATAGATTTGCTAACAACCTTCCTTATATCTACAAGACAAAAGGAACTTCAACATCATTGGATTTGATCAGATCATTGTTTGGTATACCTTCTGAGTTGATTCAACTTCGTGAATATGGAAGCACAGATGTAAATGTAAATCGTCAAAATTATTATGACTTTGAAGATATCATTTATTTGACCAGAATCAAAGATGGTAGATACATAAAGTTTGATTACACAGACCCAGAATATGTTTCTGTGGTAGGTGATCCTTTATATTACAGTGGATCTCAGGCAAACACATTTACATCTTCAAGATCACAAACAGAAGAGTTTCGTGGATATGATACTTTTGAAGCTTCGTTTAGATTCAAATCAAAAGACTACAATTTCAACGATAAGATTCCTATTGTAAGAAAGATCAGAAACAACAAAATTGACTGGGAAGTTTATATCAGAAAAACACAACAAGCTGAGTCTGGTGTGTTGATTTATGATCTACATCCACCTGAATCGAATGCCACATCAAGTATCAAGTTGGATGAGTTGCCATATTTGAATGGTAACATATTCACATTCATGATATCCCGTGATATTAAAGCTGATTATGAATATGATAGTATCACACCAGAACAAAACACGGACACAAACACTTATGGTAGTATTACCGTGTTTACATCATCACTCACATCATCGGCAGCTGAAAAGTATGTTCCTAACACATATACATTTGCAGTCAATCAGTATGATGGTTCGTTGAAGAATTTCAGTAGTATAAAGACCAAGGTAATTAACTACAATCAAAACAATTATTTCTCAAGTGGTAGCTATTATGTTGGTAATTACAATACCACATATAACAACAATATTGAGTTTGATGGAAACATCGATAAGATAAAGGTTTTCCGTGATCCATTGAGTTTGTCTGACTTCGATGAACATAGTTACAATCTCGATTCTATATCAATTCCAGACAAGGCAGCATTGTATTACAATTTGATTTACTTGTGGAGTTTTGATACTCCAATGCAATTATGGGCAGCAAGTTCATCTGTTAATACGCCGTTGGACTCGGTTGTAAGTGCTTCTTTGGTTATTTCTTCGACACAAGTTGGTATACCAAATAGAAACACTTACTATGACACTTGGTTTACTGCTTCAAACTTTACTGGAGAATCTGTAACTCAACCATATCCATCATGTGCTCCAGCGTATGTGTCAGAGTTTCCATATCAATTTGATAAGGTTGTTGTAAATCAAGCAATCAATTCAAATCGATTTGGTCCAAACTATAAGAACAATGTTAAGATAAACAAGATTGATGAATTTGCTACATCAAATCTTGTTCCTTATGACTATTCTACAAAGACCAATGACATCGTAGGTAGTGATAGTAACGTTGTGGGATTCTATATCAGTCCATACACATACTTGGAATCCAAGATGGAAAACTTTTTGGGTAAAGAAGGTATCACTGATATTATTGGTGATCCAAAATACCTAACCAGTCAAAATTATCCAGAGTTGGACTTGAGACTGAGGGAATTTGCTTCACTTCCATCGTCAAGTATTAAGTATATTTACCCTCAAGAGTTCTACACAACCTACAAGTTGTATATTGACTTCTCAATTTTTGATTATGTCAAGAATGTGGTTCCAAACCGTGCTTCAATAAAAACAGGTTTGTTGATTGAACCATCTATTCTTGAAAGAAAGAAGTTCAATTACAAGGACATCTCATACAATGTAAGTGGATTGTATACGTCTAGTATTTATTTTAACAATGCTGCTGAATTGACTCCTATATTCACAACCGGCAGTCCTATGAATATTACGGTCGAGTCAATTACAACATATGATACAGATAGAAATCAATATAACTACCAACGTTTAGAAATACCTCCGTCAATTGATAGTCGAGATTTCATCTACGCAAAGTATGGAAAGTATATCAACGTTGATTCTAATGGTTATCACGTTAGAAACACATATAACGTTCCAGACAATGAGTATTATCAAATGGTAAATGATAATGGTAACATAGTAACATTCACTTCTAGTTTCAATACAGTAGAAGTCATTGGATCGGGATCTGTAACTGGGTCATCTGTATTTACCAATGTTTATAGAGGTGAAGGAAACACTGGATATTCTCCAAGACACTTGAGTAAGATTATGATGCCTGGTTCTCGCCAAAAGTATATTGCGGTGAGTGGATCTAATTTTAGTCTAAACAATGGTGTTAAGGTGTTTGCTCCAGCACAGTTGACATATTATACTTACATTAAGGGTAAGAATGATTCTACTACAACTGTGAACCGTAAAGGACTTCCAAATGGATCTAGTCCAGTCACTACAATACCTGGCTATTTGAGTCTCAATATCAGTAGTAGTGATTTCCCAGTATATGGCACCACAACGGGGTCTACTGGAGATCCAAACAATCTATTTGTTCAGTTACCATTGACAGCTTCTATGGAAACTAGTGCAAGTTTGGACAAATACATCATGAATTTATAATATCAATTTTGATGTAAAACATAAAATCCTTGATAATTATTTATATATGGCATACTTAGACAACAATGTGATCACGATTAACGCGGTCTTGACCAAGAAAGGTCGTGAAATCCTAGCGAAAACTGGTGGATTAAACATTACAGCATTTGCTCTCGCAGATGACGAAATCGACTACACACAGTTTAACCCAGATCATCCGATGGGAAGTGCTTATTACGATATCGCAATTCGTAATACTCCAGTAATGGAACCCATCACCGATGAATCACAGTTGATGAAGTATAAGTTGGTGACACTCAATCAAGGTGTTACTGCCGTTCCTACGATCAGCGTGGCTCAATCAGTAATTACGGTAGACAGAGACTATACTGGTGATATCAGTATCAGCCCAAGCACAAACCCAACTTACAACGTCACTCTTGGATATACCGCAATTTTGGCAAACAAGAATGTTGGAACATTGATCGTAACAGAAACCAACAGTCTAAACTCAACCACTGCAACAGTTCCTTCTTTCTCTGGTGATTTGGCATCGCAGACATCTCAAGTGGTAGTAGGAAACAAGTTTAGATTTGTTCCAAATGCTTCTTTGTCCAAGACAACCACCACAAATATCACTATCATAGGTAATGAGAGTGGCGGAAATACGTCGATTACTGTTACTGTTAAAGTCCCAACAACAACATAAACTGAATTATGATATTTAGTCAATTTACAAGTGATGACATCGTAGCGGGTAGAATAAACCAAGTATCTTCTGGATTATTCGGAACAGGTAGTTTGTATGTAACTCAATCCAGATTTACTACATCTCCCACACAAGCAAATAATCTTACTGGATCATCACCATTTGATGTTAAGAACGGACAATATTACTTGAATGTTTTATTGGATGGCGAAACTTATTTTGCTATTGCTTACGGTGACTATGAAACCAGTGGTAGTTCGGTGTTTAACGGATCATCTTCGATAAACGTGTTGACTCACGAAACCAAGGTAATTTATTCTCAATACAAGAACACATTGTTGCAACCAGGTGACCAATTGTTCTCGTTTGCTTCTGGTAGTGTAACAACACCAGTTGATAGTGAAAATATCTTTGTCATGAATTTTTCTTCGGACAAGATCAAGGATCAATTGGACCCAGGTCAAATTCAAATCAATTTGTCTGGATCTAGTGGATCTTTCTCGTATATTGACGATTCACAAGTTATCAATAAACAACAAAATGTATACAATTTGATTTCTGGTTCTGTTATTCAAGGTGTGGCTACTCCATATCTTAAAAATGGAAGTCCAGTATATGCTGGTATTGGTTTGTTCTATCCTTCAAATGGCATCGTGGTTTTCAATGCTACCAAGACAAATGCTCAAGTTGGATTTACACACGGAACGTATATTAACCAACGTTTGTCAAATTTGAGTAGTTATATTGGTGCAAATTCTGTTCAATCAATAGCTCGTTTGTGGCAACGTGACTTTTTCAATGCTATTAAGCTTAGTAACAAGACTATGGCAGCACGTAAGAGTGAGTTTGTTCCATCAACAAATTACTTCGTTCGTGTAAAAAATAAAGAGTTTAATTACAGTAACAATCCTACTTTTGTGTCGGATGGAACTGACGGTCTCACAAAGGGAACAATCATTTATCAAGATTTGATCAATAACCCTAGAACCTACATTACTAGTGTGGGTTTATACAACTCTAACAACGAATTGTTAGCTATCGGTAAGATCAGCAGACCAGTTCAGAAGAGTTTTGATAGCGAACTACTCATAAAAGTCCGTATCGATTTCTAATACAATCCTATTTATATTAGGATGATCAAGTTTTTTAGAAATCAAGACATCATACTAACTCCGTTCACTCTTGCTAAACCACAAGAGTTGAACAGTGTGTTTAATGACATAATCATAGCAAACGAGGGTGACGAAACATTTCCATTGATCATTCCGATAGTAGCATGTGATGATAATCTGTCGGGAAGTTGCACACAAAAAAGTATTGATGGTTTCTTGGGAACAACTCAATTTGAAGACAACATAAACCTTCAAATTGGTATATACGTTCCTTCTAGCTCGGTATTTTATCCAAGTGGTAGTGCTGATTATAATCCTGCTACAAATCCACAAAACTTGGACGGAACATATCAACGTCAAGTGTATAATACCATCAAAAAGATGTATTATAACAACTACAACAATGCTTACAACATTTTTGGCATCGATGGTTATGACAATTCATTGATGACCAGTAGTTTGACCAACGATATTTCTGTTTTCAATCTAACCATCAATCAAGCGGGTGACAAAATTAGACCAACTACCTTGGTGATAAACAATCAAAGTGGTGACATCATTGCGAACGTTATAGATGATGGAAATTACAACTTGATATTGTCTGGTAGTTATTTTATCAACAAGTATCCATTACAAAGTGATTCGACAGATTTGACTGTTCCATTGAACATTTGTGGTTTGGGTGCATATTTGTCCGATCCATACAATACGGGTGAATGTTGTATTGCTCCAACACCAACTCCAACTCCGGCACCTACTGCGACCCCAACTCCAACGCCGACCGCAACAGCAACTCCAACGGCTACTCCAACCGTAACCCCTACACCTACGCCTGGTCCTACATCAACACCAACGCCTACACCAACAGCAACTTCGACTCCAACGCCTACACCCACCGCCACAAATACACCAACACCAACTCCTACGCCAGTTGGTCCAACGGCTACGCCAACCCCAACACCTACAGCTACCGCTACTCCTACTCCAACCAATACGCCAACGCCTACTCCTACACCAGGCGGACCAACAGCTA